AACGTGGGTAAGACGCACACGCTTATTTACCTTATGCTTATGCAGAGCCAGAACTACGAGAAGAAGTGGTTGGTCTATTCAGCAGAAAACGAGGTACACTCACTCAAAAGAAAAATGATTGAGTTTCTGGCCTGCGCTCCGATTCAGCAAATACCAGAACACGTTATGTATCGGCATCTTGATTTTGTAAACGAATACTTTACGTTTATCGATGGCAACAAGCTGTACGATGCCTTTGGCCTATTGAAGGTAATGGAGGAAATTAAAGAGGAATGGGAATACACTGGCGCACTTATTGACCCGTACAACTCTTTGTCAACAGACCAAAAGAAACTTGGGAAGACTGGAATGCACGAATACCACTATGAGGTGGCCTCGGCTATTCGGGTGTTCGCCCACAAGAACAACGTAACAACAGTCGTAAACACACACCCAGTCACCGAAGCAATGCGTAGAACCTTTCCGCAAGGGCATCAATACGCAGGGCTACCAATGCCCCCAATGACTTCGGACATCGAAGGAGGCGGCAAGTGGGGCAACCGTGCCGACTGTGTACTGGTGGTTCACCGAATGGCCCAACACCCGACCGACTGGTTATTTACCGAGCTACACGTGAGAAAAACAAAGGAAATGGAAACAGGCGGACGACCTACTCCGCTGGGTGACCCAATCCGAATGGAATCTATCCGAGGAAATGTTGGATTTAAGATAGACGGATATAACTTGCTGGATGCTCCGACACCTGTACAAATTACCTTAAATGACACCGATGCACCATTCTGAAGACGCTTGGGAAATTCACGTTAGGGACAAGATTCTCCGTGTGAACGATGCTATCCTTTGGATTAACCAAGTAGCGGTAGAAAACCCGAAAGAGACCGTAATTGTTGACCATTTACTTTCGCTATGGAAGGCAACGCAAATGCTGGAGGATATGGTTGACCTTAAAAGGACGTTAGACGTGAAGGTACTTGAAGCCCGTTTAGATAACTCTAAATTGCGATATGACCTAAACCAGTCACTTATACAACTTGACCAAGCAAAAGCCGAAATCCTAAAACTTCAAGAGCAGCTAATATGAGATTTATCCCCCTGCCGTTTGACATTGACGAAATCTTTGAAATAGACCAGAAGCGTTTTGTTGTCCTTGACTACCGCAGAGCCAGCAACTGGAAGGACTGGGGAGCTTGGATGCTTATCCAAGACGAACAAGGCAAGACCTACAACGTGCCACTCCTTCACGTACTAACGCAACGCCAAATGGGCAAGGCACAATACCGAGGTAAGCGGTGAACTACAAAACATTCTGCGACTACATCCAGTACGAAGACGATGGAACTCGCAAAGCAAGAAACGTGGTAGTACGCTCGGCTTATTGCAAGGCGTTCCGACCTATGTACACGCTAACGGAGCTTGGGTTCCAATTAGGCAAAGACTATTCAACAATAATTCACTATGAGAAGTTGCAATACAGGCGCAACGCTTTTTATGAATCGGCATTGAAGTCGGCCTTGCATATCCGAGGTGAGTTACCAAAGCAAGAAACGCCCGAAGAAAAAACGGTAACCAATGTGCTTAATTATGATTATTTGGTTAAAGAGAATGCAGAATTGAAGCAACAGATAACGTATCTAAAAGCCAAGCTGCAACAAATAAACCAGATAACCAATGAATTTTAATATCGGATTTTACCCTATTTATGGCGTTTTACTTGGATTCAACTGGTCGAAAGTAGAACTGGACGACATCGAACTTCACCAGATACAGATACCCTTACTTATCTTTATCCTCGAAATCGAATGGGAGAACTACTTGAACGATTAGCAGAACGCCACGCCGACTGGATTCGGATGGCTAAAAGTTTTGGTGCGGACTACGATACCGCCCAAGACCTCGTTCAAGATATGTACATAAGATTGTACACGTATGTAAAGGACTTTGAGAAGATTCGCTATGGCGAAGAACCCAACACCTTCTTCGTTTATATTACATTACGGAACCTCTACTTGCGCCAGCAGCAACAGGCGGCTAAATTCGTATCTATTGAAGAGTTTGACGATATAGACGAAATGCACGACCTCGATTCTGACTTGGCGTTTACGGAATTAGCCGAAGCAGTAAAGGGCGAGATAGCAAGATGGGATTGGTACGATAACAAGCTATTCACCCTGTACCACGATTCAAACGTTTCAATGCGTAAGTTATCTAACGACACCAAAATAAGTTTGCGTTCAATTTATCACACTTTGAAAAATGGCAGAGAACGAATTAAAAGCAACTGCGAAGCCGAGTACCAAACGTGGTCGAAAGCCAAAAGGTCTCGGTGACCGCATCGAGCAGTTTACGGAGGCAACTGGCATTAAGGCGGTAGTCGATTGGTTTAGCGACGCTACTGGCGTGGACTGCGGATGCGAAGCCCGCAAAGAGAAGCTCAACAGATTATTCCCTAGCAAGAATCCAAAATGCTTGGAACAGAACGAATACGAATGGCTTACCGAGTTCTATGCACGGTACAAGTCCTCAATGAGTTCCGCAGACCAAAAGCAAATCGCAAAGATTCACGCCCGCATTTTTAACCACGCCTACCATATCCCCTGCGGTTGCAACCCGAAACTCTGGAAGCAATGGATTGAGGAGTTGCGTAGCGTTTATTCCGAGTATGACGGAACGGCAGCTGTTTGAGTTCCTAAAAGAACGATTCCTGCCTGACTTGGAAATGAGCGAGGAACCAATGTCGCACTGGGATTGCTACTCGGCTCAATGGGCTTTTGACATTGAGTTAAAATGCAGGCGCAGCCATTACGATACCTTGCTCATTGAGAAAATGAAGTACGACAACTTGCTTGCTCGTTCGGCAAAATTCGAGACCAACCCTATTTATATTAACTCTACCCCTGTTGGTATTTATGTTTTCCGCTTGGCCACAATCGAAATAAACTGGGAGACAAAACGAATGCCAGCAACAACCGACTTCGCACGAAAGGCCAAAGTTGACAAGGTGGTAGGGTTCTTAAACGTAAACCAAGCAAAACAAATCTATGCCTTTACCAACCCCTAAAGCCAAAGAAGACCAGAAGGAGTTTATTAATCGTTGCGTCACAGACGACACAATGATAAAAGAATACCCTCGGAAAGACCAGCGATTAGCGGTATGCTACACGCAATGGAAAAATAAATAGTCCTTCGGGGCTATTTTTTTTGCCTCAATGTTGTATGTGTTGAAAATTTTATATCTTTGGTGAACAATTAAACACACACACAATGAAAAACAAACTGATTGACCTATTCCAAGACGTGACCGTGTTCATCGCTTGGAGCTTGATTTTAGGCACTGTTGCCTTCACACTGGTTTACTCACCCTTTATTATTTTGGCGTTATGCAAGTAACCTACACCGACCTTATGTACGAGGCCGAGAATCAAGGTCTTGCACCCGAAGACATCGCAGGCGACTACTTCGAGGTATTTGCCTCTTGGGCAGGATTCAAAACCGTACAAGATATGTTTAGCTGGCGTTTAGAGGTTGTTGATGCTTACGGCATTGGTGACATTGACCAGCACCCATATCAACCAGCAATGGTTGAGGGCTTTAACTGGGAGCCGTTGTACGAGCGAGCAATGGAGCAAGATTTTAACTACTTACACTTTTAATTATGACACTTACCGACCTATTTGTAAAGATTGCATCCGAACACGGAGCAAGAATCGACCAAAAAGATATTGACTTTTTAAAGCGAATTGAAGAATCCGACAAGGAAATAAACTACCAACGTGGATTTAACGAGGCATTGAAACTGGCATTAAACGCTAAACAATGAAGATTAACCACCTTGACCTTTTTAGTGGAATAGGCGGGTTCCACTTGGGATTCGAGCGAGCAGGATTCAAAATAAAATCCTACTTCTCGGAGATTGACAAACACGCCATCGCAGTTTACAAACATAAATTCAAAGACGCAACTTATGTCGGTTCAGTCACAGATGTTCACGGAGGAGACCTTCCACGAATTGACCTTATCACCTTTGGAAGTCCTTGCCAAGATTTCTCACTTGCTGGAAAGCGTGCGGGGATGGGAGGAGATAGAAGCTCCCTTATCCTTGAGGCCATTCGACTTGTGCGGGAATGCAGACCAAGAGTTTTTATCTGGGAAAATGTTAAAGGGGCATTCAGTTCAAACTCTGGCGAGGACTTTGCGGCAATCATCCAAGAGTTTGCCGACATTGGGGGCTATCGACTTGAATGGCAACTGCTTAATACATCGTGGTTTCTACCCCAAAACCGAGAGCGGATATACCTTGTCGGATATTCTACAACCCCAAAGCGAGGTTGGAGAGGAGTTTTTCCTATCGGAGAAAACAACGGAGCGACTATTAAGCTACAAGGACAACGTGTACCAGCCAATACAATCTTGCAGCGATACGAAGCAGGAGCAAATGGAACGTATATCGGTGAACGTGAACTCGCTCCACAAATAAAACAGATTGGCACCAAGTTAGATTCAAACGGAGGCACACAACCATATCAACAAGACCGAGTTTACGATGCTGATGGTATTGTTCCTGCCCTTAATCAAGGTAAAAGTGATTTGATTATTAAAGAGCAATACCGCATCAGAAGGCTAACCCCTATTGAGTGCGAACGCTTACAAGGATTCCCAGATGACCATACCGCCTTTGGTAATTACGATGGAGAAGTTAAACCAGTTAGCAACACGCAACGCTACAAGCAATGCGGAAACGCAGTAACTGTTGACGTAGTGTTAGCCGTAGCTAAAAAATGCATACCTTTATTCAAATGAAAATAATTGAACTATTAGACGGCAGCACCTGGGATAGGGCAACCGTTACCGAAAAAATGATGGACGATTCGTTTTACTACGGCTACCTTTCAAAAGCCGCACTTTCGTCCTCTGCTTGTAAACTATTGCTCCAGTCACCCAAGACGTACCACTACGTCACGAAGTACGGACAGGACGAGTCCGATGCCTTCTCGGTAGGGCGCTTGGTTCACTTGATGGCCTTGGAACCGCACCGAGTAGATGAGTACGATATTATTGACGTGCAGTCGAAGAATACGAATATATGGAAGGAGGCCAAAGCAAAGGGCGGACAAATCATAACAAAGAAGGAATACAACGAAGCAAGACGCATCGCAGATGCCCTGCTACGCAACGAATCCGTCCTCGGCTATATTCAAGGTTGCCAATTCGAGGTTCCTGCTATTGGAACGATAGAGGGCATACCTTTCCGAGCAAAAGCCGACATATTAGGCGACAACTTTATTGCAGACCTAAAAACCACTACTGACCTACGTGCGTTTCCTTATTCAGCAAAGAAGTACGGTTACGACTTGCAAGCGTATATCTACACTCGGCTATTTGGAGTTCCGATTGATAAGTTTATATTTATTGCAATCGACAAGGCAAGTTTAGACGTGGGCATTTACACGGTTAGCCCTGCGTTTATTGAAGAAGGCGAGAAGAAGTTGCAAGAGGCAATTTCCATATACAAGGAGTTCTTTATGGGCGTGGAGGAGCCAGAGTTAGACAACTACACTATTGTTGGGCAGTTGTGACCGATATAACCAAATGCACTGGGCGGGGGTGCGACCTTCGGGAAACGTGTTACCGATTCACGGCTCCTGCTGGTATGCTTCAATCCTACTTTATGACCTCGCCAATTAAAAAGGGTGAATGCGAAATGTATTGGGACACCAGCGAGAAATGAAAACACCAATCCAAGAGCTAATCGCTTGCTACAAGACGTTAGACGAAATCACGGCCATAATTGAATCCGAGAATAGTCGCATAACAGCAGAGATGAGATTGAGCGAGATTGAAGCCACAATCAAAAACCTATTTCAAAACGTTTAACACCAACGAGGAATGAAAGCCATTATTGAATACAGTCTGCCAGAAGACCAGATAGAGTTTGACTTGGCCAACTCCGCTTCTAAAATGCACTCCGTCCTTTGGGATTTAGACCAATGGCTGCGTAGTAAAATCAAGTACGCACCAGATGGAACCTCGGAGGGTGAATTGAAGGCGTACTATGCCTGCCGTGAACAACTGCGGGAGTTAATGAACGACAACAATATAAACTTATGAGCTGCGCTAATTACACCTATGTAGAAGACGAGGAGGAGAAACGCCTCCGTATTATTATTCGTAACGGAAATTCTGGAGAACATTATGAAGAATCACACGAAGATTTACCTCAAAGCGATGGGGTTAAGCCCTGTTGAGTTTATCCCTTGTGAGGTTTGCAACAGGCGAGCCGTGGACATTCACCACATCGAACCGAGGGGTATGGGCGGTAGCAAGACACGAGACGTAATCGAGAATCTAATGGCTCTATGCCGTGAGTGCCACCACGAAGCCGACTTTGGTGTTGAGTTACCCAAGGACTTCTTGAAGGCCGTACATTTGAAAAAGATTCCAAATGGAAATAACGGATAAAATAAGAATCTACAACGAGGATTGTTTAGAGGCAATAAAGAATATGCCAGACAACTCCTTTGACTTGGCTATTGTTGACCCGCCGTATGGTATTGATTTAGCAAATATGAATATGGGTGCAGGCAAATCAAAAAAGGCCTCCAAAATAAAGAATAGGAAATGGGTAGCAAAAGACTGGGATAAAAGTACACCAACAAAGGAATACTTTGATAATTTAATAAGAGTAAGTAAGCACCAAATAATATGGGGTGGGAATTATTTTGAGTTACCACCCTGCCCGCATTATATTATATGGGATAAAGAAATCCCAGAGGGGTTGAGCTTCGCCGATTGTGAAATGGCTTGGACGTCTTACAATAAAGCGCCCAGAATGTTTAGATATAGCGCATATAGAGACAAAGACGGAAAAATTCACCCAACCCAGAAACCAGTAAAACTATACGAATGGTTGTTGCACAACTACGCAAAAGAAGGAGACAGGATAATTGACACGCACCTTGGTTCTGGAAGCATAGCTATGGCCTGCCACAATAAGGGATATGACCTAACAGCATACGAAATAGACAAAGATTATTTTGCAGCAACAAGCAAAAGAATAAAAGACCACATCGCTCAACTAACTATGTTCTAATGATACACATTATTACCCCTTGCTCACGACCAGAAAACCTCGAATACTTGCGGGAGTCAATTCCTGCTGGTTGCACTTGGACGGTCTTTATGGACTACTCAACTAAAAAGAAAGAAGTGCCCAAGGGCGTTAAAGTGGTTCGCTCTAACCTTGGCGGGGCCTTTGGCAACCCGCTTCGCAATATGGCACTTGACTACCTACAAGCGTCCGCAAGCGACAATGACTACATTTACATATTGGACGACGATAACATTATACACCCGAACTGGTTTGAAGCCGTCAAGGATAGCACCGAGGACTTTGTAAACTGGGGGCAATGCTTTCGCAACGGAGACCCACGCCTTCACCCTACCGAATCGCCCAGAGTGGGAACCATCGACACGGCCTCTTATATGGCTCGCCTTGGGTTTATCGGCAAAGCAAGATTCGAGTACAGATACGAAGCAGACGGTTTGTTTGCGCAGGAGTTAATGAAGCGCAACCCAAAGATTAAGACACTGAAGGACTATCTTTGTTACTACAACTATTTACGATGAAGCCAAGCGTACTTTGTATCGGTGACGAAAATTCTGGTGTGGTTTACCACCGCATCTACAAGCCCATAACTCTACTCAAAGAGAAGGGGCTTATTGATTTCCAGATAATCAACTACAAGCAGGAGGTGCAGCCCGATAACTGGGAAGCAATTACGCACGTTATATTCTCCAGAGCCGTGCCGTTCTCTGGTGAATCCTTTGCCAACTTCTTTGCTATCTGCAAGCAATCGGGAAAGAAGGTTATCATTGATAACGACGACTGGTGGCACTTGGCGTTAGACCACCCCTCCAAAGTCACCTACGACAAAGCAGGACTTGAACACCGCATACGAAACTCTATGTATTTTGCGGACGAGGTGTGGACAACGCAGAAGTATTTAGCCGATAAAATCAAGAAGCTAAATAAAAACGTAGTTATCATTCCGAACGGCCTTGACCCCGCAGACCCGCAATGGCAAATAACACGTGAGCCGTCCGACGAAATGCGTTTTGGCTACGTTGCAGGCATAAGTCACCTCCCAGACCTTACGCAAAACAATATAGACCTTTCAACAGTTGAATCCTACGTTGCCGATATTGGTGGCTACGTTGAAGCAAGCCGAGCAAGATACAAGCTCCAAACAATGCCCCCGAATGAATACGGAGCAATGTACCAAGCGTTTGACGTTGCCCTTGCTCCACTTATCCCAAGTGAGTTTAATCGCTGCAAATCGAATCTAAAAATGGTTGAGGCGGGATTCGCTGGTTGTGCGTTAATTATTAGTGACGTAGCACCTTACGCCCAACACCTAACCGACAAGAACTGCGTAAAGGTTGCCCACAAAGGCGACTGGAACAAAGCAATACGAGAACTAACAATAGACAAAGCGTTTGATATTGCAATGCAACTGCACGAGGATATGACAACCAACTTCAATATACACGACTTTAATGACATTCGTTTAGAACGCCTGCTGAAATGAAACACTACCAAGATATAGACGGCTGGTTTAACCACGAAGCAGCATACGACTACCTAATATCCCAAATGCCAGAGGGAGGTACATTCGTTGAGCTTGGTGCTTGGCTTGGTAAGTCCTCGGCCTACCTATGCGACAAAGCAACAGACAAACAAATAACAATCATTGACACTTGGAAGGGTTCACCAAACGAACTCACCACAACGCATAAGCTGGCAACAGAGGTAGACATCTATCAAATGTTCAAGACCAATATGGGAGAACGCAAATACAAATCCATTAAGGCCACTTCTAAAGCCGCCTCCAAGAAGTTTGCAGACGAATCCTTGGACGTTGTGTTTATCGACCTAACGCATACCTACGAAGCCGTAAAGGAGGATATTGCTCTATGGCTACCGAAAGTAAAGAAAGGCGGATATTTAGCAGGAGACGACTACCACGAGAACTGGCAAGGAGTAATTCAAGCGGTAGACGAGTTGCTGCCCAATCGTATCTTGATTGCTGACTGCTGGTTGTATTGTAAATAAAATAAAAAGGAATGCAAATAGTACCAATTACCCAAGTGGTTCCCAATACGAGCAACCCACGAATTATCAAAGATGATAAATTCAAAAAGCTCGTAAAGTCAATTAAGGAGTTCCCCGAAATGCTAAACCTGCGTCCTATTGTTGTTGACAAGGATATGGTGGTACTCGGGGGGAATATGCGATTAAAGGCGTGCCAAGCCGCAGGACTTACCGAGGTACCGATTATTGTTGCAGACCAGTTAACCCCAGAGCAGCAGGCGGAGTTCATAATCAAAGATAACGTGGGCTTCGGTGAATGGGACTGGGATATTCTGGCGAACGAATGGGATGCCGAGTTATTGCAGGACTGGGGTCTTGAATTGCCATTTGACAATACGCCCGTACTGGAATCGGAGGAGGATGACTACGAAGCACCATCCGAAATAAAAACAGACATTGTACTTGGTGACTTAATAGAGATAGGCCAACACCGACTGCTATGCGGGGATTCTACCGATAGCGACCAAGTGGCTCGGCTTATGAATGGCGAGAAAGCGGATATGGTATTCACCGACCCACCTTACAATATCGGATATAAAGGAACGATGAGCAATACAACAGTAAATGGAATTGAAGTTGGACACGTTGCAATAAGCGCAAAATATGAAAATATAAAAAATGATAGAATGACTGAAGACGATTTTTATGATTTTATGTGCGACGTTTTAAAAGAAATTAAAATATATTGTCAAGGAGCGTTTTACATTAGTTTTTCAAGTCAAACATTATTACAGTTACTTAAACCTTTAAATGATTTAAAAATTGACTATAAATCTATAATTATTTGGATGAAAAACCAATCCACAATTAGCGGAAAGGATTTTAAAAGCAGATATGAGCCAATTGTTTACGGAAAATTTAATGACGCTTTTTACGGAGAGAGATATAAGCAGGAAGATATTTGGGAGTTTCAAAGAACCTTAAAGAATGACCTACACCCAACAATGAAACCCATCCCTTTAATTGAAAATGCTTTGAATAATTCAAGCAAAGAAGGAATGAGTGTATTGGATTTATTTTTAGGCTCGGGTTCAACAATGGTAGCAGCACACCAACTCAACCGCAAATGCTATGGTATGGAACTTGACCCGAAGTATTGCCAAGTAATTGTAGACCGAATGCACAAGCTCGACCCCTCACTTGAAATAAAAATAAACGGAAAGCCGTATGACAAATAAGGACATCAATAAAAAGGCAATGCTTGACGCATTAGAGAAGTCGTTAGGCGTTGTAACTTCTGCTTGTAAGTCGGTAGACATCGCAAGGGAAACTCACTACCGCTGGATGCGTGAAGACCCAGAATACAAAGCGGCAGTCGATTCAATCGCAGACGTTGCTATTGACTTTGCAGAAAGCCAACTACATAAACAAATCAAAGAGGGTAACTCCACCGCAACCATTTTCTTTCTCAAGACCAAGGGCAAGAAGCGTGGCTACGTTGAGCGTCAGGAAATCGATGCCGTAGGCGGTAAGTTATTCCAAATAGAGGTACTTGGAGAAGATACGAACGAATAAGGTATTTAACCACCTGCAACGCAGCGACAAGAAGATTGTTGTTGAGCAAGGCGGTACACGGAGTGGGAAAACTTACAATATCCTGCTCTGGATTATTTTTGAATATACCTACCGAAATACAGGCAAGACCATCACCATTTGCCGTAAGTCGTTTCCTTCGCTTCGGGCTTCGGTTATGCGTGACTTTTTCGACATCTTGCGTAACTACGAATTGTACAACGAGGACTACCACAATAAGTCAAGCAACGAATACCACCTAAACGGAAACCTTGTTGAGTTTATTTCACTTGACCAGCCCCAGAAGATACGTGGCCGTAAACGGAACTTGCTTTACATAAACGAGGGTAACGAGTTGTTTTACGAGGACTGGCAGCAGTTGGTATTCCGTACCGATGGGCGTATTATTATTGACTACAACCCCTCCGATTCGTTTCACTGGATTTACGACCGAGTTATACCCCGTGAGGACTGCGACTTTTACCAAACAACGTACAGGGACAACCCATTCCTTGACAAGTCGATTGTAGACGAAATCGAACGCTTACGAGACACAGACGAGGACTACTGGCGTATCTATGGCTTGGGTGAGCGTGGTATGAGCCGTGCAACTATCTTTCAGTTCGGGCAAGCCGAAATACCAACAGATGCAAAACTTATATCCTATGGCCTTGACTTCGGTTACACCAACGACCCAACAGCACTCGTGGCCGTTTACCAGTTGGAAAACAACTTATACCTTGACGAACTCATTTACCGAACTGGACTCACAAACCGAGACATCCACTCCCATTTTCAGTCGTTCAATTTAGATAGGCGGGATGAAATCTTTGCCGACTCCGCAGAGCCAAAGTCAATAGACGAGCTGCACCGCTTTGGGTGGAACGTAAAGCCAACTGTAAAGGGAGCCGACTCGGTGAACGCAGGAATTGATATTCTCAAAAGACACAAGTTATTCGTAACACCACGGAGCAGCAACCTAATCAAAGAACTCCAGAATTACAAGTGGGTCGAAGACAAAAACGGAAACCTACTTAATAAGCCGATAGACGCATTTAACCACGGAATAGACGCTGCACGTTATGCGGTAGCAAATAAGTTATCTAAACCTAACTACGGTCGCTATAACGTCCGTTGAGTTATTTATCTATGGAACTGAAATTAGTAGTACCTACGTCACTTGACGAAATTACGTTGGAGCAATACCAACGCTTTGCCCGCATTGAAGGAGACGAGGAATTTCGCCAAAAGAAGATGCTCGAAATCTTTTGCCAAGTTCCTTTCTCCGACTTGCCAAAGGTTCGCCTTGTGGACGCTAACAACGTCCTAACCGTATTAAGCAAGACCCTAAACCAAAAACCAGACCTTACCAAGTTCTTCGAGCTGAAGGGAACCAAGTACGGATTCATTCCTGCGCTTAATGATATTTCATTGGGTGAGTTTGTAGACCTTGACAACTATATGAAGGACTGGGCCACAATGCACCGTGCAATGGCCGTATTGTACCGACCCGTGACCAAGGAGAAAGGCGAACGTTACGACATCGAGGACTACACCCCAGACGAAGGCAGGGAGGAACTGTTTAAGCAAATGCCCGTCTCGGTTGCCTTGGGTGCGATGGTTTTTTTTTATCGTTTAGGGAACGTATTAGCGCAACATACACTAAACTCTTTGGCGAAGGAAGCGAAGACATCTACACAAGAGAAGCACAGTTTGGACAGCGATGGGGATGGTATTCCAGCATCTATGCTTTGGCTAACGGAGACGTCACAAAATTTGAAGAAGTCACTAGACTACCTATTCATCAATGCCTGACTTATTTAACCTTTGAGAAGGAGAAGAACGAAATCGAAATGCAAAAACTAAAATTATGAGGAGTTTCTATCAAGCCACCGAGAAGATTAACGACTACCTAACCAGTCACCCGCTGGTGAAGGTGGTTACGTTTGGCGATATATTCGACGTTGACTTAAACAAGCAGACCATCTTTC